TTAATGATAGCTGGTTCAAATCCAGCCCTTGAAGAATTTTAATAATAAAGCTAATAAAAGGAGTAAAATGATAGTATGTGAACAGTGGGAAGAAAAAGAGTCTATTAAGAGTTACTTAAGTAATGAAAATAACATTATTTATGAAGTAGCTGTTACTGAAACAGATAATAATCACAGTAACAATAAACCAAGAGAATTTTTCTTGGAAGCAGAAAAGGAGTTAAACTTCAATGGGAGATTAAGATAATGCATAATTTAAAAAGTAAAGCACTGTGGGTAATTGCAGGTATAATTTACGTTACATTAGCAATAGCCTATCCTTTAATGATGTTCTTAATGATTATAGGTATAAGTATATTAGTTTTCACATTTAATATATGGATTAAATTTCATGAACATAAAGACTAGGTTACATAGCATGTGGGGGTTTTCTCCTAGTGAGAGAGCCCCTGTAGCCTTTATCATGGTAATGTTCCATAGACTTAATTTACTATAACAAAAAAGAGGTTTAAAGCAAATGATTAATCCAAAAGAAATAGAACAAGTCTTAAACCAACTAGAAGGAACCCAATCTGATATCAAAAAAGATTGGAAAAATAATGATTATATTGTAATAAAAGGTTGGATAGAGGCTTTAAAATGGGTATTGGAAAAAAATGTTAAAGATTTATAAAGCCCACTTATGATAGTGGCACGCGTGATACTAAATATATAATTATGGTAATTATATATAAAACTAGATAAATAAGGAGGCAATATGCCTACAGAATGTACAACAACATATATCAATGTATTTTTAATGAGCGGTAACGCTATCGATTATACAGAACACTCCACTTCGGCTAGTACAGTCGGAGAGTTTAAGGATTATCAAGGCCTATCAGGCGCTATTTCATCCGCAGGAGTAATCCTAGAAGATTCTACACCTTTAACAGAAGGTATGGAAATGGTACATAGAGCAGTTGATGCTGGTCTAAAAGGTGGTCAATAAGACCATAATTTAATGATGTAAGATTCATTTTCAATAATAGTGTTATTATAGCGTTCAGAGCCATACAAAAAATTACAAGGTATTTAATTGTTATTTATTTATGCGCCAAAAACCCCTAGATAACAACATTTTGATTGAAACTACATCATATTTAAAACGTTATAAGGGGGTATTTTATCTTAGCCCGAGCTCACGAGCAACCGGAAGATATTACTCCCTTACAACACAAAAAAGGGTATAATTATGGAAATGAATTATAACTTATTAGACCCATCTTATAAAATATTACAAAAGATGGAAAACTTTAACGCAAAATATGATACTGATATTAAAATAACTAATGCAGGTAAATTTAAACCTGGAACTTATGATAAAATCAAAAAAGCAGCAACCCAGCATATGTTTCCAAAGTTTAACAATGCAAGAAAGCTAAGTACTGTACTAAACAATGATGAATGGAAGTTTAGTAGATTTCGTTCGGAGATAGTACATATAAACAATAGCTTATCTAAATTCAGAAAATCACATTCTGAAATATATAGTAATGTCAATGGTAAGAAAATCTACGATAAATGGCATAACATACTCAAATCTCAAAGTTTTAACGGTTCTTGGGAAATATCAGATACACCTCATTATGATATGATAAAGGATACTTTTGGATATACAACATTTTGTATAGGTACTTATCCTTACTTTGAAGATGGCGCTACAAAATTCGTACATTCTAAAGAATATACGAAAAAGAAAAGAGACCAAGCTCTAGAGCGACTCAAATTAGATACAATATCTCCAAAAAATATTTACCTTAATGTGGAATTTCCATTAAATGATATAAATATTGAGATGACTTATCGAAATGAATGGAGAACTACTATACCATTTGGTAATGGAAGAGTATATTTTTCGATAAACTTATATGCGTTATTTACTTCCTTTAATTTAAGGAACTTTGATGCTAAAATGGTATTCTTTCATGATAACCCTAAGCATTTTTCTCATCCATATGCAATAAATGCCATTCCTTCTTCAGATGAAACTGATGGGTTGAGGAATTATGGACAGTATGGTCTAGGGAACCTATGTCTAGGAGACTTTCAGGAACAATTCATTATAGAAATGGTTACTGGAAGAATAGGAGATGCTCATCATACATTAAAAAAATGGGTAAGTTATTTTCCATGGGCTACAGTTACACCATTAAATAGGATTTCCTATTCTGTAGTTGGAATACCGAACGATTGGCATGACACAATCATTGCACATACAGAACCTATAAGGCGTATTTGTAAAGCTGAACATACTATTTTAGGTGATAAAATGATAGAAACTCATTGTAATAGTTGTGCTAAGAAAGTTAGATGTGAACTTGTTAATACTTTTAGACCAGTAGAAATACCTCCTGACAGTATAAAAGTTCTTACTACATGGCTTAAAGATACTAATAGAAAAACTTCTCTTCTAAATACTCTTATTTTACTTTATAGTAAACTTAAGATGAGTTTATTTAAGTCAGCAGAAGTAACGTTAGAAGTAGAATCTATAGGATATGGTCTTAACTCTAAAAAGTGGTCTGAGATGACAGAGAAAACTATTGACCCTAAAGACGAAAAAGCACTTGTTCTATTTGCAATAGAATGGATAGAATATGCTGAAGAGATATGGTTAGTAAACCAATTAAAAAACTTAATAGGAGAAAATAACTTTAAAAAGCGTCAATCTCAATTTTCAACTAGAGATTTAGTATTTAAAAGACTTCAAGCACTATTAACAGCAAGAGGTTCTACTCCTTTAACTAATAATTCATTCCTAGAAAGGTTGTCAAAAAATGGATAATAAAGATACCAGATTCTGGATACACCCAGATGACTTCAATAAAGTAATAGCATACGCTCAATCAGCACATACTCAATTTAAAAGTGAGATTGGTGGGCAATTAATCGTAATTCAAGACAAAGAGGGTGATTATATCTTAAAAGACCCTGTTATTTTAAAACAAGAAGTATCTGCTGGAGAATGTACACTTGATGCTACAGAATTAAGTAAATATTATTCTAAGCATGGAAGAGGTGCAAAACATTGTTGGTGGCATAGTCATCATACTATGGCTGCTTTTTGGTCAGGTACTGATAACAATACTATCTTAAAGAGCACTACCAATGATTTTAGTATATCACTTGTAGTTAATCTTAAAAGAGAATATAAACTTCGGATTCAACTATTTAAACCTTTTCTACATGAAGAGAATGTAACACTCAACTTTCTTACTGTAGAAACTGAGAATCAAAAAGAAATAGATACTGAAGTTAAAAAGTTATGTACTAAACCAGCACCAGTAATTACATCTGGTTGGGAGCATAACAAGCATATATCGCATATTCCATGTAATACTTATCCTCAACGCTCTTTAGATTTTAATAATGGAGCTTTTGATTATAAGGGTCAAGCAAAATCTAATATTACAGATGTTTTGCCTTATGGTAAGAAACTAGAAATATTAGATAAAATAGAGTCATTACATGATGAATTAACAGAAGAAACTTATGCGGCACAAGAAATAAATTATCCTAATTACTGTAAAAAAGTTAAGAAGATAAGCAAATTGCTTAAACCATGGGGTTTAACAATGACATTGTTTCCAGCAGAGGAACTTATTTCAGTCTGTTATAGGATATGGCCAGAAGACTTCATTGCAAAAATAGGAGAAAAAAACAATGTACATTAATGAAAGAAGTTTAGAGATTGTTAATAATTTTAACAATAAAACCTTTCATATACTTGGTTGCGGGGCTATTGGTAGCTCCGCAGCTACTCAAATAACACGAATGGGAGGTGCTCAATTTGTATTATATGATATGGATGTAGTGGAAGTACAAAATGTTGGTGTTTCACATTATATCTTAAAAGATATAGGTAAAAAGAAAGTCAATGCACTAGAACTACATATTAAATCTATTAATTCTGATTCATTTATTGTTAAATATCATGGTGAATTTATTAAGTTCCCTAAACAATTAGATGAAGATGATATAGTAATATTAGGTTTTGATAATATGAGGACAAGATTATTAGCAGCTAAAGAAGCTTGTAAGGCTAATCCTGGTGTATTAATAGATGGTAGAATGGGTGCTGAAGAATATCAACAACATTCGTTCTACAAACCTACACTTAAAAGATATACAAAACATTGGTATACTGATGGAATGGCAAAAGACGCTCCTTGTAACGCAAAAGCAACTTCATATTGTAGTAATATGGCTGGAGCTTTTATTGCTAATGGTGTGCGAAAAGCACTTACAGACCAACCTTTAATGGAAGAAATGTATTTTAGTTTTCCGCAATTAACACTTGCAAGGAGATAGTAACTAAGTGTATATTTAATAACCAATTCAGAGACAATTAAGAGAGAGTTACGGCTAAAACCACCAATCGTTAATGTTCTATGATGCCATATGGCAGTAGATAAGCGTGGTCTCTCTCGATTTTGCAATGAACGAACAAGGAGAAAAAATGCTAAAAAAACTTGGAAAAGAAATAGATATATTGCATACTAAATTAACTAAATTATATCCATTTTTTCCCAAATATCCAATCTATGAAAAAATAGAAGCATTGGAAAATGAAATTACTTTTAAACAACGGGAATATAAAAGAAAATATAATGAAAGGATGAAGAATACAAATGTTAGAAAAGAAAAAGAGAAAACCTCTGTCGATTAATCCTAAAATAACATTACTATATGGAGCACCTAAGGTAGGTAAAACTACAGCATTATCACAACTTGATGATTGCTTAGTAATTGATACCGAAGAAGGCTCTTCAATGTTAGAAGGTTATTTTACTAATATTAATAGCAGAGAAGAATTACTGCAATTCTATAAAGATGCAGATAAACATGATTATACATATTTTGCCTTAGATACTGTTGATAAACTTGTAGAGTGGATAGAACAGTCCATACTCAAAGAATATGAAATAGAATCTATTAATGATTTACCTTATGGGAAAGGGTTTGGATTGGTAAGGACTAAGGTTATTAATCATTTAAAGAAGTTGGCATCATTAGTACCGCATTTAATCGTTATAGGACATCGCAAAACAGCAGTAGCTATAGATAATTCTAATGCTATAGAACCTGAAAGTTTAGATATATCAGGTAAGTTAAAGAATCTTATTATGGCTCAATGTGATGCAATTGGTTATATGTTTAGAGACGAAGAAGAGCAACTTATGGTTTCCTTTAAATCAGGAAAAGCATTAGAAGCTGGAAGTAGATGTGCGCATCTACGAGGAGAAATAATCCCATTTAGTTGGGACTTAATCTATAAAAAAGAGGATAAATAATGGCATTATTTAAACCAGAAATAACTACATCCAAAGGAGGGTTCCTTGGGATTAAAGAGATGGGAATAGTACAATTTAAAGATAGAGGTGGCGAATATGATTGGGCCGACATATATCTTTCAGTAGAAGTAGCTATTCCAAATTCTAAATATACTAATACTCTAGATATCAAAGGAAGCTTAGATAAAGCACCTAATGGTGATATTTCAGGAGGAACAGTATTGACAAGGTTGTATCGACTATTTGAAAGCATAGGCTGCTCAGCAGGGATAAATTTACAAGGTAAATGGGAAACAGATGATGGAGAAATTATACCAGACATAGCAAGTTATCTAAATGAACGTTTTGCTGAAGGTGGATTTCCAGACTTAACTGAAGCCCCTATGAATTATGTTGGTTATATTTATAAATCACAAAATCTTAAAACTAGAAAGGTTTATACTGAAGTTTATCCTAGACTTTTTCCAAATACAGATAAAGGTAAGCAAGAAATGGCTAGTCTAGTTACATGGTTAAAGCAAAAAGGACGTATTAAAGAATATGTTGCTCCTCCTACTGCAGAAGGGACTTCTACGCTTAATGAAGCGTCACTGAGTAATCTTTAATGAAGTATGTTGAAGTAGCAATAGGGTCCCCCCGTAACAGGGGGACTCTTATTCCTAAAGCTAACTTAGCAAGCTATATATCTAAAAATGAACCTTTATATCGCTCAATGTACTTATATGATGAACCTGCTAAACAGTATATTACCAAGGAAGGTAGTGTTCGTAATTTCATAGGAATGCGATATATTGATAATATTCTTATTGATATTGACAAGAAGGATAATACTGATGAATTTACATTAGACAAAGTACGTAATTTATTACATATTTTAGAAGATGAATATAGTATTAATCCTAGAAAAGCAACTCAAACATACTTTAGCGGTAGTGGATATCATATATCATTACCAGGAAGTATATTTAATTTCAACCCTTCACCTGATTTGCCCTTTCTTGTCAAGGAGACATTAAAGACGTTATTTGAAGGTATCGATTTTATGATATATATGGCTCCTGGTATTTACAGAGTTCAACATACTATTAATAAAAAGACCAATTTATATAAAATTCCTCTTAGCTTAAAGGAAGTATATAATAGTATGCCAGATGAAATAAAACATCTAGCATCTACAGCACGCTTTGATTTTCCATACCAAGAATTATTAGGTGATGGAGAATTAGAAGACAGAGTAATAACTGAAAAACCTAGAATACAAACTTTCAAATCCGTTGTTGAACCAACTACAGTAGTGCCATGTGTGCAAAGAATGCTGTCAGTAGGTCCTACCGAAGGGAATAGAAATATGACAAGTTTGCGTATAGCAAGCCATTTTAGGCGTCACGGTGTTCCATCTGAGTATGCTAAGGTAAGTACCTTACATTGGAACAATAACTCATTAGAACCTGGTCAGATAATTAAGAATGTGGAGCAAACCTATGAAAGAGGATATAAATATTCTTGTAATGATGATATAATGAAGCAATATTGTAGGACTAATTGTATTTATTTTAAACGTAAAGACTATGATGTAGAAGTCAAGGATGCTGAAACACTACAAGAAGAATATTTAAGTAGATTATCAACTGACTTTATAGGTAAAACATTAAATATGTCTAACATGTTAGGATTAGATAAAACATTAGATTCTACCATATATCCAGGAGAATTAGTAACAGTATTTGGTCCTACTGGTAGCAATAAAACTACTTTTGCATCCAATTTGATATTAGGTGTCGATATGGCAAATGATTGTATTAAACCTGAAAATCAAATACCCACCCTATTTTTGTCATTAGAATTAAGTGCATGGTATATGCATAGAAGACATTTGCAAATAGTATCAGGCTTAACTAAAGATGAAGTAAATGCAAATCCTGCAGAAGTATATGAGTGTCACAAAGAACTCTTGCAACACGTAGTAGTACAAACAATCTCTCCAACCCTTGAGCAAATACAAAATAAAATACGAGAACTTCATCCTGCTGTAGTTGTGGTAGATTATATTGACTTGGTTGAAACCCCTCCTCATATCAAAGGAGAATATGAACAAGTGAAATATATATCACATAATTTAAGTAATATGGCTGTTAATATGGATGTTATTATTATTCAAGTTTCTCAAGTATCGAGAGAATATAGTAGAGCAGATGCATTAGACCTATACGCTGGCAAAGGGTCTGGTGCAATTGAAAACGCTAGCAGAAAGGTAGTGGGCCTTATCGGTCAAGCTAATACAGATATAAAGAAAATAGAACTATTAAAGAATACTGATGGTGAACTAT